TCTTTGCATCGTTTTGTGCTTCTGTAAGTGTTTTGTTTTGTGGAATTATACCAGCATCTTTTGCTGCTTTAAGTTCTGTTTCATTTGTAGGACTATATGTTGATTGCATTCCTTGCCTACCTACCATTCCACCAAAATCTCCAAAGTCACCTGCAGCATAAGCCCCTTGAGGAGCTGCATAATCGCTTGCAAACTTAGCCCCTACTTCTTTTGTAACTCTATTATAACCATAGGTTTGTGCATCTGTTGTTAATATTGGATGAGCCTGCCCAAATCCTGTATTAAATGCACTTAAGTTTAAGTTAGGTTTATCTGTTGCTTTAACTGAATAATCATATTTACCCCAATTATTAACATCAGCAGCATTATTTTCTATTTGAGTTAAAGTTCCATTATCTATTTTAAATACAGGAATTCCTGTATTAGTAATCATTTGTGGGGTAAGTTTTGATAACTCGTTAGGAATAGGGATTGGACTAGCTCCTGTAACAGGATTAGGAGGCCCCATTATTGATGCTACTCCAGGAAGTTTTCCTGTTAAAGCAAGAATAATCATTCTATTATTATTTTTAAGTATTTTTTGTAAATCTTGAGGATTATAAGTCCCTTCAATTCCTATTGTTATTTCTTTTCCTGATGCATCTTTGACACCTGTTCCTACTAAAAACATGTTATACCTCTCTCATATTGTTAAGACCTGCTCTTCTTAATTGTTCCTCTTCACTTTGAGCTCCTGGTCTAGGAGTTCCTGGAGGTACAACTGCTCCTGCTTGTGGAGTAGGTGTTGGAGGTGGTGCTCCCATCATAGCATTTGGTGCTACTCTAGGATCTGCCGTTGGCATTCCTCCTCCTTGTTGAGCTTGTCCTTGTTGTGATAATTGTTGCTGTAAAGCCATTTGTGTTTCTACTTTCCTTGCTTCTTTTTCTGTCATTATAGTAAGTAGTTCACTGTAATAAAATTGTGCAAGATCAGGTCTACCTTTTTCTTCTGCTGCTTTAAGTAATGTCCATAATGCAGCTTCAGGTAAAACTTTTTCTGCTTGTTGTTCTTTGATTGCATCATCTATTTGATCAGTATCTTGTAAGCCAAGAATCTTATCTCTAATAAATATATCAGGCAGCAATGGAGATTCTCCGTCTCTTGCTATCTGAGCCATGCTCATCTTTGTCATATCATCCTGTGGCAATTGGCCAACGAATGTTATTACTATATCTCCTGCTTTTTTAATTGAAGCAGGAGAAATAGTATCTTTAAAAAATGTTCTATTCATATCCTGACCAGATAATTCCATAGCACTAAAAGCTTCTGTCAAATACTGATCGTTTATTAACATACACATGTCTGTGTAAGCATCTTCCATTGCAGTTATCCTAGGGGATATAACAGAATCAATACCCTGTCTAAGTGTATTGATTGCAAATCCTGATAACTGAAATTGTATGTCTCCATAAAGTGTGTGAGGTATAGATCCTCTTTGTGTTTCTCCTGATACTAGTCCCATAAAAGCACCTGTTTCTCTAGCTACTTCCATTAAACCTAATGGTTCTATATCTTCACCTTGTGCCAGGGATATTTCTGTACCTTCTTTATAAGGATCCTCATCAAGTGTTTTCATTCCATCTCTTGATTTAATCTTTAGTCCTTGTCGTCTTGCTCTAGCTGTAAGCTCTAGCATTATAGACATCATAAGATTATTCTTTTCGTAATTTTCTCTGTTATGTTTAAATATACTTTCTCCATAATCAGCAATCGTGTCATCAATAGGAGTCATATCATTAAGTGCCTGTATCATAGGTGCTGACCCTACAGGCCCCAAAAACACAGGCACCCTTGGTGATCCATGTGGTGTAGGTTTTTTAGCTACTCTTCCATTAGAAAGAACAACTGTATTTATTTCTTTATCATAGTAATCATATACATCTATCCAATCTTCATCATCATAGTTTTCGTTTCTTGGTAGTTTAATATTATATTGTGCTTCTACTAGTTCTTTAGATTTTTTAACTTTGTAACAAGCCCATTCTAATCCTTGAGCTCCTGACGACCAATATGTATGCATTGGATCCCACGGAGTTATATCTACATAAGTTTTATCTTCATCTTTTATAAGCAAAGCTCTGCCTGCATACCATCCTCTCATACATATGTACCAACCTAATTGGTTTTTGATTGACGGCATAGATGCTTTTTTAATTCTTTCATCAGCACTTCGTAGTGCACCAAGAAAGAATCTTTCTTTCATATTGTTAGCATCTCTATCATCTTCGTTCTCAGTTACATTTGGTATTCTAGCTACCATTTCAGATCCAACTACAAAAGATATTATTTTATCTGCATAGGTAGAAGGTTCGTTTGAGGTGTATGATTGATAACCATCACCTGCATCATAAGGATCTAGTCTATAAAGGGAATAATCTCTGTCCATTCTGTTACGAAGTGGCTCAGTAGCATCGTAATGA